GTGATTTGCAGCTAGCTTGCTACCTGCTGAGATTGATCCATCCGGCATACGAACTGGAGGCACAAACCCGCTGGCAAGAATTTCATCTGGAATTGGTTCTTTGTTTTTCTGGCCGTCAGCATAAGTGACGTCAGTATCTGCAAATGATGTGATAGCCATTTAATTTCTCACTTAGGCATAGCGCCGCAAAGCATCGTCCCGGTGACGCCATAGTCACGGGAGAAGATAAGAAGGTAATCGTCGTCAGCGACGCCGAGATATGAGCCGTTTACTTCGAGTACGCCCGACACTGAACCAGCCGCATCAAGATATGAGCCAGCAATGAATACAGACCCACGGTTAAGTCCAAGCGCCGTGTCGGTGTCTACCTGCATTGCTGTGTTATCGCCGACCTGTAACACTTGCCCTGAATTGGTGTCTATTCCCGCCAGGGAGAAACCGTTGAGCCCGTAATCGTGTGTTGAATATGCTCGTACGCCAGCCACAGATGCGCGGTCGACGATTGCGTTGATGTTTGTGGGGACATAAGGTCCGGTTGCGTGAACGCTGAATGCGGCAGGATAGAGCTCTCCCGGCTGTAGCGATCGCCTTCTTAAAGTCGCCGTCGTAGTCTCCCTGGTACTGATCATCGGCGTCATCCGTGGCGGGCATGTAAAAAATGCTCGGATTTACGCCGGACTTCTGACCAACCAGTTTTTCGAGGATCTGGTCGCCAGGCATTTCCAGGCTGAACATCAGCGCTGGCTTTTTCTCACGAACCGCGCAGTTGATCGCCATCTGCCCGTACAGGGTTGTCTTGCCCATCTTTGGCCTTGCGCCAATCACGAACAGAGAGCCTTTAACCAGACCTTTCGGCGCCAACAGTCGGTCGAGTGACGGGATTCCGGTACTCATTCCGCGCTGTTCGCCTGAAGGGTCAAATCGCTTCTCCAGATCTGCTACCCAGTCATCCATAACCTCGCCAAACGATCTCAACCCACGTCGACTGCCGGTTTTTGAATGGTCTGCGAGTTGGGTGAAAATACCCTGAATGGCCTCGTACTTCTGCGTGGCGCTCATGCCGTTGCGGGAATACAGCAGCTCAGTAGCTTCGGTCAGTCGGCTGATGCCATAGCGCTCCATTGCGGCTTCGCGGACTGATGCAGCGTATGCCACGATGTTTGCAGCGCTCGGAGTGTTCTTGGCGATCTCCGCCAGGTATGCAAAGCCACCTACCTGCTCCGCGAGCCCTTTGCCTTCGAGCGCGTCGAACAATGTCAGACCATCGACTGGCTTGTTGTCGCGGAACATCTGGCGCATCTCGGCAAAGATCAGCTGGTGAGGTCGGCTGTAGAACGACTCAGGCTTGAGCATCGCCAGAACCTTCTGGACTCGCTCGCTGTTGTCATCGTCCAGCAGCAGGCCACCGATAACGCTCTGCTCTGCTTCGAGGTTATGAGGTACAGCCATGAATTCAGCGGTCATCACGATCCCCCTCGCGCACTTCGATGTAGAGCTTTTCGGTCAGGAACTTATCGAATTTCATGCGGCGCCAGGTCTTCCCGGATTTCTGGTCTGGTCGGTCTTCAAGCATCCAGCGGCAGTTCTGAGCGATGTAGCGCAGATAGCTTCTGAAACCGTCCATATCCATCGGCTTGCCGTCCAGGTTGCGGGCAATCTTGTTAGCCTTACCCCAGAAGGTGCGGATCAGATTGCGTCGCTCATCAGTGAGGCATCTCCACCCCCGGGCTTCAGGCAGTTCGTCTTTCAGGCATTGCCATACTTCATCGCATGACAAACGGGACTTTTTCTCTTCAGCGGGTTTCTGGTCATTTGCGACATACTTACTACCGTTAGGTAGTAAGTTATTTAATATATTGTTATCTGTGGACACTGGCTGGACATCGGCTGGACACTCCACCTCCGCAGGCATTGGTACGACTGCGCTTGGGCTGGACACTGGCTGGACATCGGCTGGACAAAAATTTGACTGATATTCGTCATATTTGACCACTTTTAGAACAGTGAAACGGTTGTTCGACTTGGTGGTGATCATGCCCAGGTTCTGGAATTTACGGAGCAGTGATTTAACGCGATCAGCGGTCAAACCCGTTTCCATTGCCAGTGTGTTGCGCCCGGTGATGAACTCTCCGCGTTCACAGATCACATCGCCGACATCCGTGGATACCAGTGTCTGTTCGTGATTGGCACGCAGGAGCAGGTGAACCCATAAATGAGCCGCCTCAGCATCCTTGTAGAACGGCACATCCATAATTTTACGGTGCAGCAAGGCAAACCCCTTACCGTCATTCGTGCGCGGTTTCTGGAGCCTTCTGGCCTCTCTGGCTTCGGCTAAATTGGATACGTTACCCACGGCCACTCTCCTTACGTTTCAGTTCTTCCAGGATGGCGCGCATCTTCTCTGCCACAATCGGGTTAACCGAGCGGATGAAGCGGTCGCGGGTTATGTTTTTATGTACGGCGGTATGGTAATAGCGTGGATTTTTTGCCATTATTCCTCCTGCAACTACTGTCGTTTTTGCACCTGAAAGTCGGTTCTGTTCGCGCAGACCGGCTTTCGCCATTTCTGTAGTTCTCACATAACCCCCAGCATTGAAGTGACCATGGCCATCAGCGGCGCGGTCAGGTCCGGGTCGACACGGAACATCTCTACAATCCCCTCACTGAGTTCCTTGAGCTTCTGGTGACGCGGGGCGTTCATCGCAACGGCCACTTTCGCCTCGCTCGTTTCCTTCTCAAGTCGAGCTAAGCGGGACATGAACCTGTCCTCGGGAAGAAGTCGATGGCGATACTCCAGAGGCAGGACGGCCATGATTGCGGGCGTCAGCTGGCGCACGTTCTCGCGGTACTGCTCGGAGTCGAAGCGATTATCCAGGAAGCGAAACAGTTTCTGGCGCGCCCGGCTGATGTCTTCCGGAAAGCTGATGGCGGTACCGCCCTGCTCCCGGTATTCGTTAATGATCAGCGCCGAAACGACGTCCTGATTGTCCAGCGCCGACGACCATGCCCGGACCGCATCGCGGATCTTTTCGTGGTCTGGCGCCGCTTTAGCTTGAGCGCGGTTTATCATCGCTCCCGGGTGTAATCCGGTATTGTGTTGATAAGTAAGTGATTGCATGTGCTATTCCTGATGTTCCTGCTTCTTGCTATGAGGAAAATCGCGGTATTCGACCGCCTTCACCTCGCCAGTAGGAAGCTTGTTGATAAAAATCTGACGACCAACCCTGATCGCTTTACTAATTGCCGTTTGGTGAACGCCGATGGCATCAGCTGCTTTGGCCTGACCTACCTCGCCAACAAACTCAGCTAAAGAAATTTTCATGTGGTTGCTCCATTGAGTGCATAACCAAACAATACCAGAAGTATTACACAAATCAATACTTGCGGTATTTTTAAAATATGAGCTTTGGTATTAATATCTGATAATGGAAAAGAAAAAGATTCTCACCCCCGCTCAAGTGGCTGATTCACAGCGTTTAAAAGCCCTTTACGAAGCGAAGAAAAAAGAACTGGGTATTACTCAGCAATCCATTGCGGACGCGCTGGACATTTCTCAGGGTGCCGTCGGCCATTACCTCAATGGAAGGAATGCCTTAAATACAGCGGTAGCATCGGTCTTTGCCAGGCTTCTTGGGGTTAGTGTCTCTGATTTCAGCCCGTCACTTGCGAAGGATATCTCTGATATGAGCTCGGTGGCGTCGGAAAATACTTCTTTCGCAGGGCATTATTCACCTGGCTCAAAATATCCGGTGATTAGCAAAGTTCAGGCGGGCGCCTGGTGTGAAGCGGTTGAGCCGTACACCCTAAAGGATATAGACCTTTGGCTTGAATCAGATGCTCACATTCAAGGTGAGGCATTCTGGCTACAGGTAGATGGTGACTCAATGACAGCACCGGCGGGTCTTAGCATCCCAGAAGGAACCTTTGTCCTCTTCGATACTGGGCGCGAGGCGATCAACGGCAGCCTAGTAATAGCAAAGCTATCCGATTCGAACGAGGCAACATTTAAGAAGTTAGTGATCGACGGTGCGCAGAAGTACCTGAAGGGTTTAAATCCACAGTGGCCATTGGTAGCGGTGAATGGTAACTGTCGAATTATCGGTGTTGCAGTAGAGACGAAGATGCGGCTGGTGTGAGCGGAAAGATGTTCTGGTCAGCGCATGGTTGGTGAGTAGATATTGAGCGTCTATAAGCGCTCACATGACAATAATATTCAGGATGATATCAATCAGTGGCTAAAAAAGGTGACTTTAAGCCTACTCAGAAAGAGGTTGATCAGGCCATTTCTCGTCCCAAAAAAGTAACCTTTAATGGTGTTACTTGGAATGGTAGCGAGGGCCGCACTCCGATCTGGTTTAAGCTGGATCTCAAGGCTTTTGATGATAATGGCAATCCAATAACTGGCGTAAGATTCATGCTGCATTGGCGCGCACCTATCGTTGAAGGTGTTGATATCGTGAAGCTTTCTTTTGTCATGTTTTTTCATGATAAGCGAATTTATGCTCTCGACCCATACCCAGCTGATAACAAGCCTCACCGCAATAGATCTATAATTAATCATCCGGACTTTGTTGAGGTTGCTCGCGGCCCGCACTATCACATGTACTTCGAAGCGGCCGGTGAGGAGATAGCACTAAAACTCGATACCGACATCAGCCCGGATGACTTTTTGGGCTACTGGAATTATTTCTGTCGGGCGCTTAATATCACTTATGAAGGCCAACCGCCTTTACCAAATCAAGACAAATCAGGTCAGCTATCATGGGAAATGTAACGTGTTCAACAGTAATATCTAAGCTCGGGTTTGAATGCCACCCAATGAGCGACACGTTGCTGCGCGTTGTTAGCCCATTTACTTACTATGACGATAGTGAGCATATAAGCGTATTTGTTCAGGAAATGAGTGGTCAGTATAGGATCACCGATTACTGCGACACGTTAATGAACATTGAGGCTAGAGGCATCCACCTGACGAAAAAGAAAATTGACTTGATAAGGTCATCTCTCGCATCGCAGGGCATCACTCTGAATGATTCTGGCGAAATATCCGCCTGGGCCGATGAGCTTTCTGTTGGGCAGGTTACGGCTAGCGTCATAAGAGGTGGACTGCTGGCATCTGCTCAAACCGCTGATTGGTATGCGGAAGTTAAAGATGATAAGTTTGAAAAATGCGTGATTAGTTATCTAAAATCCGTAGGACTTGGTACAAGGTTGGCACTAAAAGAGAAGGTGCGGGGCATTAGCGGGCATAACATCACCGTTCCATTAACCTTAAGAAATGAGTCTCCACTTGTAGCTCCAAAGCGAGGGTTTACAGTCAGCTTATCCAGCAGTAAAGGCTGGAATACTGCTCACTCAACTGTGGGGAAAATAGTGGATTTAAGCCAGGCAGTCCCAGCCATAAGCAATAGATTTGTGATTGTTGATAGTGATGGCTTAACACCTGAATTACAGCAGTTATCATTGCTTTTCAATGACACAGCTTTAGTGCTCCCTTTCCACAGCAGGGACACCTGGATAGAATCACTCGTCGCCTAAACTAACCCGGCCACCGCGCCGGGTTTTTTATTGCCCACCCATAAAGCTATCCCCCATTCTGCCGATAACTATCCAGCCTGAAGCTGATAACAATAACTATCGCAACACTACCTGCCCGCCCGTGCGGGCTTTTTTATTGCCCTTTCCGCACTATCTCAGCCGCATCCCTGTTCACGCCCTTCCCTATCACGTTTCCTGTTTCCTTCTGGTACTGCTTCAGCTTGTCGATGATGTTTTGCTGGGTCATGGGTAAATCAGCCAGTGACAACTCCATGACCGCCCGCCCCATCGCCTGAATTTTCATGCTTATACGCTCTTCATCCAGAACCATGCACATCCCTCCTGCTGTTTTTTTAAGCGTAGCACTGGTATTTACAAAAATAAAATCACATCAAATTCATACTCTTAGTATTAATCAAAGATTTATTAATACTAGCGGTATTGCTATATATTAATACCGCTAGTATTGTTAACTCATCGAAACGAAACATCGACAGCTGAGCGAAGTTAGCCAGCGGCGGACAGCAAGTCGCCTGCTTTTTAACAACATGCAGATTTACAGCGTCAATGACCTGTTAAGACCCCTACACGTAAACGTGCAGTATCACCGGGTGCGATCCGGTCGGTGAGAGAGTATCCCCGCGCGAGAGCGAGAACGGCGTGAGAACGGGCAACACTGGCAGGGAGTTGGCGCTGAAAGAACAAAGCTTAGCTGCCTGGCTGGCAACCAACTGCCATAAACACAGCTTTCCCCGCATGAGAGGCTAACTGCGGGGCGCGGACTCGACGCGTAGTACAGGTGTAACCCGCAACACGAAGTTCGAGTGACGTCCATCTGGTAAGTGGCTAAGGCCTGCAACTGGATGAAGCGCCAAGGGTGACAGCCGGAGAGACGGCACCGAATTAGGAATGTTTTGGGGTGTGGTGGTGGTGTCCTCAAGCGAGGTGCAACGCTAGCAGTGTGATAAGACCTGATAAACCGGCTGGGCAGATAGTTGTTTGCCAATACAGAAATAGGGCGCTCAGGAAGTAAGTGAGAGTGGCGACTCAGTGCCAGTCCACCACACCACCAAAACATTTCTCCCGCGTCAGCGGGTAACGAAAGAGGGTAAGGCGATGCCAGAATTTGAGGTTAATCATCAGAAGGGATTTTCTTTGCGTGAATTGATTGATTTTCGCGCATGGACGGTTCTGCAACTTTCAGAGTTATGGAGACTGAGTATAGGTGACTCAGTAATCCTGCAAGAGCAGTTAATACGACGCATTAAATAGACCCGCTCCGGCGGGTTTTTTATTGCCCAGGAGAATTCATATGCATAAGAAAAGAATTATTGAGTTAGCCAAAAGGCCTCAAGGGGTAACGGTTTCTCAGTTATCTGACGCTGGCATTCCAGTGTGCGAAGCCAATAAGTTATTCAATATTGGACTTCTATCCATTGATATCCCTATAACAAAAAACCCCGTATTTAGAATAATCAGAACCCACAAATATGCCGCCTAACCAGCGGCTTTTTTCATACCTCAGTCGCTTCGCCGAGGCGGCTTAGTTATGACACCGGCGGCCATCCACCGCCCATTGAAACACTGAATAACTGAATAAATGCGTTGAAGTCTTGTATTAACCGTTCCGTTCGCCGCGATAAGGCCAAGAGGATTTATGGGTAAGAAAAACGACGGTGGCTTCGCCTTCCCTATGGAAGCGACAGACGCCACAGCATGGAAGGATTGTAATCAGGGAATGACGCTTCGTGATTACTTCGCGTCTAAGGCTATGGCCGCCATTGTGCGCAGATGGGACGGACATTCGTTTGGTGGCGGCCCGGAATCACCACAATACAAAGAATTAGCCGAAGATGCGTATTACATTGCCGACGCAATGCTCCGCGCACGGGAGGCATCATGACAGTCACCCACAACGGCAAGCAGTACACCGCCAAAAAGCTCAACGATAACGAGTGGCGGCTAACGTCGCTCACCAATCCGCGAGAGAAGGTCACGCTGACCCGATGGCAGATGCATATCGCTGGCCTCCTGAAACAGGTTGAGGTGAAGGTATGATTGGAATGCACTACGGCACCGCATCAGTGCCACGTAGCGAGGTTTTACCGGGCACAATGCTGCAACACCACGGCAAAACTTATCGCGCCTCAGCGAACGTTGAGAAAGGCCTGTACGCCTTCAACATATTCGAAAAAACCATCATCAAAAGTGATTCCGTCGTTGTGCTGCTGAATGAGCGCGGCGAGCCAATGGTTCACTGATACCAACCACCCTATTCAACCGATCGGCCTGGCAATAAGCGGGCGGGATCTGCACATCCAAATTTCAGGAGAAACCATGAGCGAAGTAATGGACTTAACTGTCATCGAAATCACGCCGGAGCAGGCGCCAGTGCTTTACGTAGCCGGCGGCCTTGACGCTTATCTCGAGCAAATCCGCCAGGCAGTAAACGAAGTACCGGACCTGTCCACGAAGAAAGGCCGTGACCGTGTCGCCTCTCTGGCAGCACAGGTGTCCCGCAGCAAGACGGCAATCGAAAAGCCGGGCCGTGAGTACCTGAGGCGCCTTAAAGAGGCTGTGCGTCCGGCTGAGGCCGAAATTAAGCGATTTGTTGATGCCTGTGACGAGCTGCGTGATGCCACCCGCAGTCCACTCACCGAATGGGAAGCCGAGCAGGAACGCATCCGGGTGGAAGAAGCCTGGAACGCTATGCACGAAGAAGCATTGGTGATGAACAAGATGTTCGATGACCAGCGCGCCGCGCAGATCGAAGCAGACCACGAAATGGCTCTGCTGATGAATGACAAGTTTGACCGTGACCGGGAAGAGCAGCGCCGCCTAGCGGAACAGGAACAGCGTGAGCACGAAGAACGCATTAAGCGCGAAGCGGCAGAACAGGCCCGCCGCGATGCCGAAGCGAAGCACAAAGCGGAGATTGAAGCCGCAGCGCGCCGTGAAGCCGAAGAGAAAGCCCGCGCTGAACTGGCGGAGCGCCAGCGCATTGAAGCGGAACAGCGTGCGGCACGCGAGAAGCAGGAAGCAGAAGCCCGGGCAGAACGCGAAAAAGCCGCGGCAGTGGAAGCTGAGCGCCTCAAGGCAAAACAGGCAGAAGAGAAACGTCTGGCCGAAGAGAAGCGCATCGCCGATGAGCAGGCAAAGCGTGAAGCTGACGTGAAACACCGCAAGACGGTCGGCACCAACATCGTTAACGCGCTCACCAACCACACCAGCTTAACCCGCGAACAGGCTATCGAAGTGCTTACCGCTTTGAAAGATGACCTGATCCCCTGCGCGAAAATTCATTACTGAGGCAACCATGAACGCATACCTCACTTACGACCGCATCGAAGATCGACGCTGGGCTGAACAGCAGCTCACCGACGAGAAAGAGAAGTGGATCAATGACCGGGCGCAGCAAATTATCGACATGATGCCAAAAGAGCCGTCCGGCCTCTTCCACTTCTCCTTACCGATTGACTCCAGCCCATACGAAGGACTTCGCAGCGATAAAGCTGGCGAGGCCTACAACGATTTCATTTCGGCAGTTGCTTACGCCCAGGCGGAATACGACTGGCAACACCGTACCGGCTGCCCGTTTTAATTTTTGAGGGGATTAACGATGGCAAACGAATTAACAATCACGGCGAGTGCGCTGGCGGAAAAAGGTATCGACGTCGCTACCTGGAGCGCGCTGAAGAACAGTATCTACCCTGGCGCCAAAGACGAATCGGTAATGATGGCGCTCGATTACTGCCGTGCCCGCCAGTTGGATCCGCTGCTGAAGCCCGTCCACCTCGTGCCGATGAGTGTCAAAGACTCAAGAACGGGTAAAAGCGAATGGCGCGACGTGGTCATGCCGGGCATCGGGCTTTACCGCATTCAGGCAGACCGTTCCGGGGATTATGCCGGGGCCCGCGAACCAGAGTTTGGTCCGGACACGACGCAGACGCTTTCTGGTGTCGAGGTCACCTTCCCTCAGTGGTGCAAATACACCGTCTACAAGCGCATGCCCAGCGGCGAGATCGTCGAGTTCAGCGCCAAAGAATACTGGATTGAAAACTACGCCACCGGCGGCCGCGACACCACAGCGCCGAATGCAATGTGGAAAAAGCGCCCGTATGGACAGCTGGCGAAATGCGCAGAAGCCCAGGCGTTGCGTAAGGCATGGCCTGAGATTGGACAGCAGCCTACCGCCGAAGAAATGGAAGGCAAATCACTGGACGTTGATATCCGTGACGTCACGCCGCGCAGCACCACAGAAGCACTTCCACCAGCAGCAAGCGAAGAAACGCTCCAGGCGATCACCGATCTCTTAACAGCCCTGGATAAAGACTGGCAGAAAGACTTCCTCCCACTGTGCAGCGACATCTTCAAACGGCAAATTCTTGAGGCGTCAGAACTCACTGAAGAAGAGGCGCAGAAAGGGTTTGGCTTCCTTCAGAAAAGGGCTAAGGCGGCAGCATGACACCAGAAATTATCCTTGCCCGGACCGGTATTGACGTAACCACTATTCAACAGGGCGATGAGGCCTGGCACCGGCTGCGCCTCGGCGTTATCACAGCCTCCGAAGTGCATAACGTCATAGCCAAGCCAAGATCGGGGAAGAAGTGGACTGACATGAAAATGTCCTACTTCCACACCTTGCTTGCCGAGGTATGCACCGGTGTAGCGCCAGAGGTTAACGCCAAGGCGCTGGCCTGGGGCAAGCAGTACGAGGAAGACGCCCGCACCCTCTTCAAGTTCACCACGGATGTGAAAGTCACGGAGTCTCCGATCCTGTTCCGTGACGAGAGCATGCGCACTGCGTGCTCCCCTGACGGCCTGTGCAGTAACGGGTTCGGCCTTGAGCTTAAATGCCCTTTCACCTCTCGCGACTTCATGAAATTCCGCCTTGGCGGTTTCGAAGCCATCAAGTCTGCGTACATGGCCCAGGTGCAGTACAGCATGTGGGTGACCGGAAAAGACGCCTGGTTCTTTGCCAACTACGACCCGCGCATGAAACGCGAAGGAATTCACCACGTCGTCGTTGAGCGGGATCCGCAGTACATGTCCGACTTCAACGAAATGGTGCCGGAGTTCATTGAGAAGATGGACGAGGCGCTGGCGGAGATCGGATTCACGTTCGGGGAACAGTGGAAATGAAACGCACACCCTTTTACCGCAGGCCCGGGCGCACTGGGCAATTCTCCGGCCTCCGTGAGCGCGTTATCTGGATGATTCAGACGCGCGGCCGCCCGGTAACCGGTAGCGAAATTGCCGAGAAGTTTGGCGTAACGCTCATCGAGTTTAACCGTGTCGCCAACGGCATTACCCGCGGCACCGGACAGATAGCGCAGATCGTTGAGTCGGAAAAGTGGATCAACGAGGACGGCATCTGTGACCGGACATTCGACCTGGCCACGAAGCCGAAGGTTGTAACGCCGCAGGGCAAATCGCGGCTGTTCACCCGACGCGCCATAGAGCAGTCGCAGGAAGGCAGACGGCAGGAGTGCATAGCGCGTGCCGCCCGACGTCGCCGCCTCATTGCTCAGGGCCTCTACATCGACGAAATGGAGTCAGTGCTATGAAAGCATGGTCACTCGAAGAGCTGGCGCTGCTTTGGCGTCACTCAAACGCTGAAGTCGCGGAGATTACCGGCCGCAGCATTGAAGAGGTCGGAGATAAGCGGCTGCAAACCAATATTGAGCGTAATGGCTGGGATGTTAACGATCCGGAGCAGGAGGATGCATGACCGGAAAATACTCTCTTATCTACGCAGATCCGCCTTGGTCTTACGGCAACACCATCAGTAACGGTGCCGCCGCCGATCACTACTCAACCATGAAGCTAATCGACATTAAGCGCCTGCCGGTGTGGGAACTTGCCGCCGAAAACGCGGTGCTGGCGATGTGGTACACCGGCACGCATAACCAGGAGGCTATCGAACTGGCCGAATCCTGGGGATTTACAGTTCGCACGATGAAGGGCTTTACCTGGGTGAAGCTGAATCAGAACGCGGAATTGCGCATCAACAAGGCGCTGGCCGAGGGTGAAATCACCGACTTTTACGACTTCCTCGATCTGCTTAACGCCGAGACGCGCATGAACGGCGGCAACCACACCCGGGCCAATACCGAAGACCTGTTGATTGCCACCCGCGGCGCTGGGCTGGAGCGAAAGCACGCAGGGATTAAGCAGGTGGTATACAGCCCGCTCGGCGCGCACAGCGAAAAGCCGTGGGAAGTGCGTCACCGGCTGGAGCTTCTTTACGGCGATGTGCCGCGCATTGAGCTGTTTAGCCGCAGCGCGGCGCCAGGCTGGCACCACTGGGGAAACCAGTGCGACACCGCCGCTGTAGAACTGCTGCCAGGCTGCGCCATCGATGTTGTGAAAACGGAGGCCGCATGACTCCAGAAACAGACAACGCCATACGCGCCGCCTGCCGCCGCTGCACCGAAGAAATCCAGCAGGCCATGCGCAAAAAGCCAAAGCCTAACTGGAACGAAACGGTGCCTCCCATCATCAACAAGCATCACAAGAAAATTGAAGCTCTGGGAGTTAGCCTCCTGGAGTTCGTCGTCAAAACTGGCCGCCTAAATGGGCGGTTTGGAGCCGAAAAATGACAACAGAATTTAAACCCCTACCCGTCGAACGCGACCAATACGGCTACTGGACTCACCCGCTTTACGATGAATTTTGCGATGGGCGCGAGTCTATCTCACCTGATGAATTTAACGCCTGGTTGGATAAGAACGGCCTTGAGTGGAAAGTGGAGTACCGCGATGAGGATGATGTCGATCCCGATGTGGACGGTTATGACATCTCAGCGTGGCAGCCCGAACCCCCAGCCGGTGATGGTTGGTTTGTCGGTTCAATTCACGAAACGGAAGATGGCGCCGTCTGCATCTGGCTGCGAAACGTTGGCGGTGCAGCATGAACAGAGCATCACCAGTTGATTTGAGGAAAAGCCTCGAAATAGCCAACCACCTCGCGCACATCGAGATTCGCTTTGTGCCGATCCCGGTGGCGACCGAGGAAGAATTCCAGACGCTGGCCGCCGAGTTATCGCGACGGCTTGAGCAGATGGCGGTCGAAGCCGAGAAGAATGAAGGCGGTGCAGCATGAAGGCACTAATCACCAGGTCGCTAAAGCGGCCTTTTTTATTGCTGGCGTTCACCTTCAACCGTATTAACCGACAGTTCCGGGAGCATTGACCATGGCCGATATCATCGACACAGCAGCAGAGATTGAAGAACTTCAGCGTAACGCTGCCCTTTCCGCTCACCGCATCGACCGTAATGCCATATCAGCTGAACGTTGTGAAGAATGCGACGAACCAATTCCCGAGCCGCGGCGCGCTGCCGTACCCGGCTGCCAGACGTGCGCCAGTTGCCAGGAGGAAATCGAATTGAGGAATAAGCAGAGGGGGATTCAGTGAAAGAGCGCGGAATGATTTTTAACGGCGAGATGGTGCGCGCCATCCTCGACGGCCGGAAGACTCAGACGCGGCGCATCATGAAAATTCAGCCGTCTGATGGCTTCCACCCAACGCATAACGGTTACGATCTGGATTTAAACGCACATTGGTACACACCTGGCGTGGTCGATAAAAATGGATACCTGCAGCCAGCAAAGAAAGATGTATTTGGCGTTGCTGATGAGAATGAAGGCTACACCTGCCCGTTCGGTGCAGTCGGCGATCGCATCTGGGTGCGTGAGGCTTTCCAGGGTCCGCTGGTTTCTGAGGAGTTTCTCGAAGAATACCGTGCCTATCCTGAAAAATTCGAAAATCCTGAATACTGCGAATATGCCGCAGACGGTGGACCAAGGCCGGAATACTGCGACCTTGACGATAACCTTCGTCATGGTTGGCGACCATCAATCCACATGCCGCGCTGGGCCAGCCGACTCACTCTGGAAATCACCAGCGTGCGGGTTGAGCGACTTAGGGATCTGAGTGAGGACGATGCAAAGTCTGAAGGCATCACGCCTCCTTCTGGCGGAGTTCTTCCCGGATGGGAATATCGCATTAACTTCCGTGAGCTTTGGATGAGCATCTACGGTTCCGACAACTTGGAAGCTAACCCATGGGTCTGGGTAATCGAATTTAAGGTGGTTCCTAATGTTCCAGCTAATTCAACGGGGTCAGATTTACGCTGACCAGCACGGTTGGCCCGTCATAATCCACAGTTGCACATCACAGATAGTCCGCTACTGGCGACAGGGCCGGATCAACACCGCTTCAATCGACCGATTCAACAATGACTTTGAGCACCTAGATCACCGTGAGGCGGCTCAGATACGCGCCGAGCTTGAGACGAGCGAGCACATTAAATCGCTGCGTGCCCAGCGCGCGGCGTAAGGAGAACTATGAGCACCATTCAGGACATCCGAAACCAGCTATCAACCCTGGTCACCGAGGCGCACAAAGTGGCGTGCTCCCTAGATATAGGTGATGAGCGAACCGAGGCTTTCGAGCTATACGAAGCGCTTCGTCGACTTCAACGCCATGGTGCCGCTGGTGAAATACTTTCCGCAACAAACCCACTTCTCGCATCACCATATTACGACGGGGACTGGGACGAAGATGAAGACGACTGACGCAACTGATAGCCAGTTATGAGCTGGCTATTGGGTGCGAAAGCACCGCCTCACATCCCTTGATGTTATTGCCGCCTACGGGCGGCTTCTTTTTGCCTGGAGAAAACCATGAGCGACATTATTCAGTTGGTACCGAATAAATGGGTCACAGAGGAACTTTTAACTGCGACAACCGGCATGTCAAAGCACATGATTCAGCATGCTCGCCGGTCTACCTGGATGGAGGGAAAGCATTATCGCCATGTTGCCCCTGATATGGCACCTAAGCAAAACAGCCCAATCATGTATAACCGCGATGAGATAAACCACTGGATCGAGCACCAAAGCCCAGCGAAACGCCGGAGAATATCTGCTTAAATGTCCTTTGGCACATCAAACGAGGAATGATTATGGCAGCATACCCAACAGGCGTAGAGGTTCATGGCGAATCGTTACGCATATGGTTCATATATCAGGGGAAGCGTGTCAGGGAAAATCTCGGCGTTCCTGACACGCCAAAAAACAGGAAAATGGCAGGCGAACTTCGGGCTTCAGTCTGCTTTGCGATAAAGACAGGCACATTCAATTATGCCTCGCAATTCCCTGATTCATCGAACGCAGAGAAATTCAGCACTGTCAGAAAGCAAATCTCACTACTTGAACTGAAATCGAAATGGCTTGGGCTTAAGGAGATGGAGCTTAGCCTCGGGACGTTGAGGCGTTACGATTGCCACCTCACAACCACTATCGAAACAATTGGTGAGCACAGGTATATCGGCAGCCTGAACACTGAAGATATCCTTAGTGCCAGGAAGGAGCTACTGAACGGCTGGCAGAAGACCAGACATGGCCTAAATCATCCACCCAAAAAGGGAAGAAGCGTTCCTACAGTCAATAGCTATATGGCATGCCTTGGCGGGATGCTGAGCTTTGCTTTCAAAAGTGGCTACCTGAAAACCGATCTGATGGCAGGTATTACCCCTCTCGCAAAAGAAAGACCCATTCCAGATCCTCTTACTTCTGATGAGTATCAGAGAGTGGTTGCGGCCTGCCCAACGCTACAGTTTCAGAATATGGTTATCTTTGCGGTAAATACAGGCGTCAGGCATGGCGAACTAAGCGCGTTATCCTGGGAGGATGTGGATACTGTCAACTGGACTGTTACAGTGTCACGGAACTATTCCCTGAAGGGAAACTTCACCCTGCCAAAAACCAACGCCGGGATTCGAACAATACAGCTGACCCAGCCAGCAATTGATGCACTCAAGGCGCAAATGCCACTGACCAGAATGATGGCATCCCACAAGGTAAGCGTCAGCCTACGGGAATACAAAAAAAAGAGAACCGATGAATGCACCTTTATATTCTCGCCGTCCATTACTTCAATGAACGGTAAGAAGACGATGTGCTACGTCCCCGGATCCATTAATTCAGCCTGGCGCACTGCCCTGCGTCGTGCAGGCGTCCGACAAAGACGGTCTTATGAAACCAGGAACACATATGCGTGCTGGGCACTGGTCGCCGGAGCGAACCCAAATTTCGTTGCGCACCAGATGGGCCATTCGTCAGCGCAAATGCTATTCACGGTTTACGGTAAATGGATGACCGAGAATAACCATGACCAGGTGGGCATTTTGAACGCATCATTTACTCAAAATGCCCCACTGATGCCCCATAGAAAAACCGCATAACCTTAACTATCTGATTTAACATATTAATATCACTTCAATCATGATTCATCTGGATGAGCAAGGTCGGATCGTTTGCCTTTAGCTTCCTGCCGGTAATGTTCTGCATCGCCATCCCTCTGGGTCTGGCGCGCGAAAATAAAGGCGTGGCGGCGTTTGCGGGCTTCGTTGGCTATGCGGTCATGAACCTTGCGGTTAACTTCTGGCTGACTGCCAAAGGGATCCTGCCCACGACCGACGCGGCGGTACTGAAAGCCAATAACATTCAGAGCGTGATTGGTATTCAGTCCATCGATACCGGGATCCTTGGAGCCGTGATCGCGGGGGTAATTATCTGGATGCTGCACGAGCGCTTCCACAACATCCGCCTGCCCGATGCGCTGGCCTTCTTCGGCGGGACCCGCTTTGTGCCAATCATTACGCTGGTTGTGATGGGTCTGTTTGGTCTGATCATCCCTCTGATTTGGCCGATTTTTGCCATGGGGATCACCGGTATCGGCCGCATTATCAATGGCGCGGGTGATTTCGGCCCGATGATTTTCGGTACGGGTGAACGTCTGCTGCTGCCATTTGGTTTACAGCATATCCTGGTTGCCCTGATCCGCTTTACCGAAGCCGGCGGTACCATGGACGTTTGCGGTCATTCCGTTAGCGGTGCGCTGACCATCTTCCAGGCCCAGCTGAGCTGCCCGACCACTCACGGCTTCTCTGAAAGTGCGACGCGTTTCCTCTCTCAGGGTAAAATGCCTGCCTTCCTCGGCGGCCTGCCGGGCGCAGCGCTGGCGATGTACCACTGTGCCCGTCCGGAAAATCGTCATAAAATTAAAGGTCTGCTGATCTCCGGCGTTATTGCCTGCGTGGTGGGCGGTACGACAGAACCTATCGAGTTCCTGTTCCTGTTCGTAGCGCCGGTACTGTACCTCATCCACGCCGTACTGACGGGCCTGGGCTTTACCGTGATGGCTGTGCTCGGTGTGACCATCGGTAACACCGACGGTAACGTGATTGACTTCGTGGTATTCGGTATCCTGCACGGCCTGTCCACCAAGTGGTATCTGGTGCCGGTTGTGGCCGCCATCTGGTTCGCGGTTTACTACGGGATCTTCCGCTTCGCCATCACCCGCTTTAACCTGAAAACGCCTGGCCGCGATACCGATACGGCCACCAGCGTTGAACAGGCGGTAGCCGGTACCGTTGGGAAATCCGGATATAACACGCCGGCTATTCTGGCGGCGCTGGGCGGTGCGGATAACATTACCTCTCTGGATAACTGCATCACCCGCCTGCGTTTGTCGGTGGCGGACATGTCCAAAGTGGATACCAACGCACTTAAAGCTAACCGGGCTATCGGCGTGGTACAGTTAAATCAACACAATTTGCAGGTCGTCATTGGCCCGCAGGTACAGTCAGTGAAGGATGAGCTGGCAACCCTGATGCGAACCGTCGAAGCCTGA